GTCAACCAACTGCCAAACCTGCGGACCCGAAGCAATCGCAGCATTGTTGCAAATCGCCCTCGCAGACGAATTGCAAATGTTCTGAACGTCCTTCATGCACTCCGCAAGCGCCTTCCCCCATATCGACCCGTTCTTGTTCCTGAAACTCGCACAATAAATGTTTCTTTTACCCAAAGGATGATGGTTCAGCCTCGCACCGATTACATAATTCCCGACCAAATGCGCTATAATAGAATATTCCCTGTACGGATCTGGAACCTGGTCGATCCCCATGCCCCATTCACGCAGTTTAAACCCCTGAACCGACCCGAAAAACTTGAACCCGTCAATATGCCCTTCCGGGTCCCTCTGCTCGTTAGGACGGTCCATTAAATCGGATACCTCGGTGTCATACGATATGAACTCCCTCAAACCCCCGTCACCGTACCTTCTCAACGCCTGATCTATGGCGTCGCTCGAAAAACCCTCAACACCCTTCAAAGCAACCAGGTCCCTCCGGGTGTACCGCTTTCTTATAATCAAATCCCCGTCCTGTATCGTGCTCGATCCGGGACTCGGATAAACATCGAACGGAAGTATCCTCTCGTATTCCTTGACAATCTTGTCAATAACTTCCACTCTGGAAAGCATCGTACCCTCCACAGGCGTCCACTGCAAACACTTCCTCTTTTTAAACACCGGACCCTCTATGAAAGCGGTCGGATACGTCGCAAAATCCTCGATAAACCCGTCAACCACGTCATACCACTTGCCCTCGACAAGCTCATCGTCAATCTGAAGCTCAAGGTCTTCGGCGCCCTTCTCGGCCATCTCCCGAACCTGTTTTGCCAACTCCCGCTTGAATTCCTCGCCAGACATCCTTAAATGGTCGGGGTCAACCATCGACGGATGAAATACACCCCCGTTCTGCATGGCGATCCGCTCCGCGTAATCCCTCAAAAACTCCGCCTGCGCCTTCACAACCAAACCCTGCGGTATGTCAGGAACCGGAGTAGGCTCCAGCTTGTAAGGCTTCTCCCCAGATGGCAGCATGATGTCCTTCAGCCAACTCTCAAGCGCACGACACTTTACATCCGTAATCATCATGTATATGTTCGTGCCGCCCTGCTCGTCTATCATCTTCTTTATATCAGCCTCGTATATCCCCTCCCTCTGCCTCAAACACCTTAAAAGCCTCTCCGTAATCGTCTGCTTCGCAGAAACCGCCGCCGTCAACGCATCCCTGATCCTCGCCGCCAACGAACTCAAAACAGGCTGATTCTGCCGACTGTCAACCCGCGCCTGTGCATCGTTCAACATCTGCCGGTCAAGCTCATCGTTGCTGACCCGCCGAATCATAGGACGATTCTCGTACATCCTGCCAACCTGAACCAACGGCGTCCTGTCTCCAAGCATTACCATGGATACATTACCTTCCTCACCGGCTTCCGGTTAATCCCCGTTCGCCTCGCCTGCGCAGACGTGTTCATCGTCATACACAACGCATCCGCCTTGTTCGGAGACCTCTTCAACAACTCCTTCATCGTCAGCTTGTCCATAACCTTAATCTTACCCTTTATAACCTGATACGTCGGCGCGTGAAGCTCCTCCAACAACTCGTCATCAGGTGGCAACATCGACGTCGTGTCCAACCTCAACCACTCCCGGCACGCCCACCATAACTGATCCCTCAATATCCCGAACTCACCCATCTCCGTCGTGTCCGTCGCCCGCTCCTGAACCTTCACGTCCACCGCATTGCAGTGCAAACGCCTCATGTGCGGCGCAACACCCGCACCAACACCGTTCGCATCCACATACGCAATCCCTATGTCCCTCTTGTGATACTCCTCACTCGCCCTGTCTCCCGTTACCAATACGTCCACTCCTCCCCACCCCTTGAACTTGTCCACCCATCCCCCGTACCGAAAACAGTTCTGCGTCATGTCATCACCCAACTCCCCCGGATCAACACCCATTACACCCACAGACCCCTGCGGCGGAACCTCGCCAAACCTCTCAATATATAAATCCCACCTAACCCGCGCCGCTGTCGTCCACTCCTTCGATATCAACTGATTCGTACCCTGCGCAGGATACTTCCCCATTACCATGTACGAAAACGCAGGATTGTCCACCCGATAATAACCACCCCTCAACGGCGCATACACCCTCCCACGCTGATCCCTCGCCTCACACCCCTCCAAAAACTTCGGCAACTCAAAACACCCCTCGTCTACCGCCTCCCCTTCCACCAACTTCCTGCACCACTGATTCACCCGCCTTACCGTCGTCTCCCTGTCCACCGCCCCCGGTATCAATCCCTCACCACTCACTACGTTCGGATGATTGAACGCACTCAACGATACCACATTCGCCAACCCGTCACGCTCCATCCGATACACAGGCCCCACCTCAGACCTCGGATTGAACATCACCAATAACCGAAAATGACCCCCGCTCATGCACGACTCTATCCCCTTGTACACCTCGTCAGGCACCGCATCACCCTCATCCACTATGAATAATAAATGCGGCGCATGCTTACCAGAAAACTTCGCCTCCCTAACCGACGCATCTCCCGTCAATGGTATGCTCACACCCGTTAAAAACGACCTCGGCCCACTCTCTATGTGCAATACGTTCTGCTTGCACCCCCGAAACAACCCCTCATGACGAAATACCAACCCACCTATCTCTCCCCATAACAACTTCTTTAAATTCTCCTCCGGCGGAGCTGCCGCCGTATATACCTGGCTGTCTCGAAAACACTTCATAAACCATACCCCTACCCGCGCCGCCCCATGCGTCTTACCCGTCGCATTCGCACTCTTCGCTATCGTAACCGGATAATCCCGCACACTCTCCATCATTACCTTGATGTCCTCCGTGTAACTCTCCCCCAATACCTCCTCTCCAAACCCCACAGGATCCCCCGCATACCTGCTGTACTCCGTCTCTCCCCTCATCCCCTCCAACGCCTTCTTAATCTCAACAGCCGGAAATAACGCCCTTATACTCCCAGCTATCTCACTCACCTCAAACATCTTCACCCCGTAAACACGGATGGATATTCACAGATGGGACCCTTTCGATAAGGTTCATTCCCTGGTCCTTGCCGGGGGTACGGGGGGGGTCTCCAATCAGGACGTACAAAACCCCGATCACATCATCTGAAAGCCCCGGTATCTTCACCCCGAGCATCGATTCAAACCATCCCTCGACCGCATCCCGAACAAACACCCGGTTGGATACGTCGCCCGGATACCGCATCGGCAGCGTCCTGACTTCGCCGGCAACCGGGGCCCGCCCCTCGACCATTGGTTGAAACGCTGACAGGACGATGAGAGCGGGCAGGGTAGCCCATTGCCATTTCATAGATCGTCGAACCTCGGGCATCTGGTAAAGCCGTTTTTCAGCCAAAAGTCATAACCCCGTGTTTTCCGTGCCTCGCACTTCCGCAATGACCACGCCGCGATAGGTCACATCGAAGGGCAGGTTCTTGAATTCATTCGTAATATTCGCCCGAAGCTCCCGAATTCCAACTTCCCTTATTGTGTACACATCAGCGCCCGTTTTATCGTTGTGTACACATTCTTTTTGGTCTTTGTGTACACATTCACCCGCTTCAGGCTCTTTTTTGTGTACACATGGGGCAATATCCTTCGCCTTGTGTACACATTTTTCAGCGATATCCGTTCCCTTGTGTACACCTGGAACCGAGGCTAAAACCTCTTCAACGGCCTTCTTCTTCGGATCATCCGCCCAGATATGCGGATGCCCGAGCCTGTGACGATGCTCGCACACCCGGCAAACCGGCGATCCTGTCGATTCAACCTTCATCCTTCACCGCCTCCTCAAGCAAGCCAGCAACCCCTTTTTGCAGTGGTTCCGGTAGTTTAGCCAGCATCGAAATAAGCGCATCAGCGTTGAACTCGAACTCAATCTTCTTGCTCGGATACCCGCCTGCAAGGTTAATCACCTTCTCGATTGCTGCCAATTGCGTGCTGTAATCCTCGTTCTGAATTTCGAGCAGGGTCTCTGTATCGGTTTCGGCTATTATTTCAGCGTTTCGGGCGATATTTTGGGGCGATGAACCTTTGAGTTTTTGGTGGGTGATTTTTTTAGCTTCGAGAAATGTCTTTATTTTCGAGATGATGAAACCCTCGTCGATGCCTTCGCGGATCATTGCATCAAGGAAAGGGTTTCGGAGGTGATCTAACGCTGTGAAATCATCGGGTAGTATTTCAAGCTCTGCTGCCATCAGTTATTTTCCGTTTCGGTGTCTAAATATTCCATGCCTAACATCCGTTTTTTTTCTTTACGTTCG